CCCTCTGAACAAAATCTAGCTGCATTACAGAGCTTTGCATCTATACCTTCCAGTATTATAGGTATAGCGGATCAGCTTATGGGGCAGGCTATTAACCCTTTAGGTAGAGCCTCTGCTCCATTAGGCTTAGCTCAAAGGGGTATTGCTGAGATAATGGGTATAAGCTTCGAACAAATTAATAGTATTGCCAGTGTACAGCAGCAGCAGGCTAAAACTGCTGCCCTACAAATGGCTCACCAACTAGCCAATATGACACCCGCTGTGAAGACAGAGTTAGCAGTCTTAGCACAGCTTAAGTCTGCAGGTATTGATCCAGAGTCTTTGACTGAGAATCAACAAGCAGTCTCTTTTGCAGACCCCGTTACGGGTGCAACTACAGTTGGTGTAGCTTATGGCACTCCGGGCAAAGGTTTTGGTCACATAGGTGTACCGAGTTCCTACATGAGTATGGAGGTCGTAGCTAATGTTAACCCAGATACTATATCTCCTATTGGACCCCCCTCTCAAGAGGCTCTAGATGAAATTAGCACAGCAGCGGAAGTTCAAGCTGCAGTTGGCTCTACAACACCTGCTGAAGATGTGTTTGGGGGTATTACAGGCTACGGCAATCAAGATGTAGATAGTATGATGGGTTTTGGTAACGCTAATCACGGGTATGGGGACTTAGGGGAAGAAGAAGCAAACCCCGACGGTAGTTATGGAAGCGTAGATAATGTCAATGACTTTGGCGATGTGGATGCTTACGGAAACCCCGACGCAAGTATAGATGATATCGGTTTGGGTGCTGATATAGGGGCGGGTCAAGAATCTATTGGCGGCTCCGGTCCGGGCGGAGGTGCGCCGGGCGGCCCCGGTGACGATGGCAGCGGCGAGGGCGGTGGTGACAGTGGAGGCGGCAGCAATGATCCGGGAGGCGACGATGGCCAACCGGGCGATGCATACGGTCGCGGAGGCTTCGTAAAGAGGCGTAGGAAAAAGAAGAAGCAGTATGCTAAAGGCGGACTAGCAACGCGAAGGTAATTTGCTAGATACTGGCTACCCGACCCCCTCTTCTGTATGTAACAGAGAGGCCACGGCGGCCCCAACTAAAGAAGTAACATAATATGCCTGAACTAGATCAAGTTGTAGTACCCGAGAAGCGTGGCTTTATTAGCCAGCCTAATAGTAATCAAGCTCGTATTCAGAGGGATGAAGAAGAGCTAGCTGCTCTTATGGCAGGACAGAATGCTGAAGCAGAAGATGATCCCGATGCAGTTGTAGAGGGTGCAGCAGAGCCAGAGCCTGAAGGTGCTGAAGAGAAGACTTTTAAGAAGAGATACGGAGACCTCCGTAGACACTCACAGAAGCTAGAACGAGAGTATACACAGAAGCTAGCAGACATGCAAGCTCAGCTGGATACAGTAACTAAAGAGGGTATTCAGCTACCCGCGTCGGATGCAGACATCGAGAGCTGGATGGCTAAGTATCCCGAAGTTGCAGCTATTGTTGAGAGCATTGCCCTTACTAAAGCTAAAGAACAGTCTGCAAGTCTAGAAAGTAGACTTGAGGCTATTACTCAGAAAGAGGAAGACACAGAGAGACAGAGGGCTGAAACTATTCTTATGCAGCTCCATCCAGACTTTGCAGAGATCAGAGACGATGACGCCTTCCACACGTGGGCAGATGAACAGCCTGCGTGGGTGCAGAAAGCTCTTTATGAAGATGATAAAGACGCTAGATCAGCAGCTAGAGCTATTGATCTGTATAAGATTGATAAAGGCATCTCTGATAAGCCGAATAAGAAAAGAAAGCAGTCAGCAGACGATGCAGCAGCTTTTGTAAACAGTAAGACAGCTCGTAATAGCCCTCAAAGTGACCAGACTAACTCTATTAGAGAGTCTGACGTAGAGAGAATGTCTATGGACGAGTATGAGAAGAATGTAGATGAAATCACTCTAGCTATTCAAGAGGGTCGCTTCATCTACGATCTCAAAAAGAAGTAACTTGACTTTTAGAAGTAAAAACATATAACTACTATGCAAACGTAGCCGAGTTAGCGGTGTGACTACAGAAGCATCGCTAACTCCTACCTACATCTAATACTCAAACACACAGCAACTAACAATTTATCTAGACTCACCTATTTGCGTGTAGCCCGTTATTATAGAAGTTGGCCAACTAATATACTAACGCACCCTCACAAGTATAGCCTCTTTGAGATGTTGTAGGTTAGCATCTGACGCTAAATGAAAGGATTGCCCTAATGGCATTTTCAACAGCGGCGGGGTACGGTAATCTTCCTAACGGGAATTTTAGTGCTACTATCTATTCCAAACAGGTGCAGCTTGCCTTCCGCAAGAAGTCTACTGCACAGGATATTACTAACTCCGACTATTTCGGTGAAATCGCAAATTTCGGTGACACTGTAAAGATCATCAAAGAACCGGAAATCACGGTCAGACCTTACACTCGTGGTTCGGTCATTCAAGCTCAAGACCTCGACGACGAAGACTTCTCTTTGACCATCAACAAGTCGAACTATTTCGCCTTTAAAGTTGATGACATCGAAGAGGCTCATTCGCACGTAAACTTTGGCTCTCTTGCCAGTAACCGCGCAGCTTATCGTCTTGCTGACAATTATGATCAAGACGTTCTAGCTTACATGTGCGGCTACAAGCAGAGTGCTAATCACACTGTTGGTGACACTGTTAATACTACTGTTAACGGCTCAGTTGCAGTTAGTACTGCTGGCACGGATGAATTGCTTTCGAGCATGAAACTAGAGGCTGACGACTTCGGTGGTTCGGCTGGTAATTCTATTGGCATTCAAGCTCGTGCTCCGGGTGCAACTTCTACTGTTCCGGGCTCTGGTAACGCCTATGTCTTGCAAGTAATTGCTCGTATGGCGCGTCTACTCAACCAGCAGAATGTTCCGATGGAAGCTCGTTGGCTTATTCTTGATCCAGTCTGCAAAGAGATTCTTCAGGACGAAGACTCTCGCTTGTTTAATTCCGACTTCGCCGGTGCTAACAGCGCCCTTAAGAACGGTCTTATTCTAAGTGACCTTCACGGCTTTAAGGTGTACTGCTCTAACAACCTTCCGGTTATTGGAACGGGCCCAGCCACAACGGGCGGCACGAACGCTAGTAACTACGGCCTAATTGTTGCAGGTCATAGTTCGGCAATCGCTACCGCTGAGCAGATCAACAAAACCGAAACGTATCGCGACACTGACAGTTTCGCCGATGTCGTTCGGGGTATGCATCTGTATGGCACAAAGATTCTCCGTCCAGAGGCTCTTGTGAACGCCAAAGTTAATTTGGTATAAAGGGAGTATTGAATAATGGCTTTAGGCGATAACACAACTTCCGTAGCTCACGGCGCTACTGCCCGAGGGCGACAGCCTTACATGATCGAGTATGTGCTTGACTTTGCTCAAGCCGTAACCGATAAAGGCTCGGCTCTCGCAGCCAACGATGTCATTCCGGGTCTAACGATCCCAGCCAATACTCTAATTTTGGCTGCTGGTTGGGAGGTCATCGAAGCTCACACTGGCACCTCCACTGATACTGACTTTGATTTTGGTATTACTGGCGGTGATCTTGATAACTTCGTAGACGGTTACGACTTCGATGGTGCTTCTGTAGGGGATTATGCATTTAAACCTACTCAGACGCCCGTGCTAGTAGGTGGTACTGCTGATACGCTTGACATTGAGATTCAGGCTATGACTGGTACTACGACTGGCGGTAAGGTCCGCCTGTTTGCTATCTGTATGGATGTCGATGCTTTCGGCAGTGTACTGACTGCTGACGAAGTAGATCGCGACACTCTGGCTTAAGCTTTAAGTTGGGGTATCTAACTGAGGGCGCTAGTAACTGCATAGTGGGAGCTAGCGCCCTCTTTTCTTTTACAAGAGGTGTAACCAGTGCCCAAAGTAACATCTAAAGCTAAAATGAAATGCAATAGTCCTAAAAGGACGCCTTCACACCCTAAGAAGTCACATGTAGTAAAAGCTTGTGCTAAAGGTAAAGAGAAGCTTATTAGATTTGGGCAACAAGGCGTTAAAGGCTCTCCTAAAAAAAGCAATGAGTCTACAGCTAGCACAAAAAGACGTAAGTCTTTCAAAGCTAGACATGCTAAGAACATTCAAAGAGGGCCTATGAGCCCAGCGTATTGGGCAGATAAAGTTAAGTGGTAGTTATACACTACTAGAAGGGATATAAAATGGCTATTACTACAGCTATGTGTACATCTTTCAAAACAGAGTTGTTGGGAGGTCTTCATGATCTCGATACGGACTCTTTGAAAGTTGCACTGATTAAAGTAAGTCCAGCAGGCACTTATGGTGCTGCATCAACTAACTACTCTAACATCACTGACAACTCAGATGAGGTTAGTGGCACAGGCTACACCGCTGGCGGTGCTGTACTAGACAGCCCGACCATTACGGAGAGTGGTACTACGGCGTATGTAGACTTTGCGGATGAGGTGTTTAGCACAGCTACTATCTCTGCCACAGGATGCATGATTTACAATACTGCTAATGCTAATGCTGCAATTGCAGTGTTTGACTTTGGCGGCACCATTACAGCTACGGCAGGCGATTTCACAATTGTCTTCCCAGCTAACGACGCAACTAACGCTGTCGTACGGATTGGATAACAAGCACATACTATGCCTATATTAGTCAACAGAGCTAAGATGACAACTGCCACAACTGGCACGGGTACTATTACACTCGGGTCTGCTGAGAGCGGCTACCAATCGTTCGCTGATGCTGGCGTGGTTGACACTGATGTGGTGCGCTACGTCATCGAGGATGGCACTGACTGGGAAATAGGCACAGGCACCTATACTGCATCTGGCACGACTCTTTCACGGACTGTCGCTGAGAGTTCCAATGCTGATGCTGCCCTGAACCTGACTGGCAGTGCGGTGGTGTATGTGTCGGCCACTGATGCTGACTTTCGAGAGGAAACAGTAGGCACGATTACATCCAGCACGCTTGATCTGGCTTCGGGCAACGTGTTCTCAGATGCGCCCGCTGCCAATGCAACCTATGTGTTCAGCAACCCGCCCACTACAGGCACTGCATATGGGTTCACACTCAAGGTGACGCCCTCTGCTACGGTAACTCTGACTTGGCCTGCCTCGGTTGACTGGCCTTCTGGCACGGCTCCTACAGCCCCTGCTAGTGGTTCTACTAGCGTTTTTGTGTTCTACACGCAGGACGGCGGCACGATTTACTACGGCTTCCTCGCTGGTGGGGCAATGGCATGAGCGGGATTGCCCGTAAACTGATGGGCGTTACTAAGAGCGCAGCGCCAGCTTCTACACCGTGGGACGTATCCAACGCCGTGTACAATGGGTCGCCGCCATTTGACGAGTTTTCTGTTGCTGCTCAGGAAGTCACCCCACAAGGCATCTCCTTCAAACCAGATGGGACCAAGATGTATGTCATTGGAAATACTGGTGACAATGTAAATGAATACGATTTAAGCACTGCTTGGGACATAACTACTGCATCTTATCTTCAGAACTTTAGCGTTAGACCTCAGGATACCAGCCCAACAGGCTTATTCTTCAAACCAGATGGGACCAAGATGTATGTCATGGGAAATAGTGGTGATGATGTAAACGAGTATGACTTAAGCACTGCTTGGGACGTAAGCACTTCATCTTATCTTCAGAACTCTTACGTTGGTTTTCAGGAACTATCCGCACAAGACATCTCCTTCAAACCAGATGGGACCAAGATGTATGTCATTGGAAATAGTGGTGACAATGTAAATGAATACGATTTAAGCACCGCTTGGGACATAACTACTGCATCTTATCTTCAGAACTTTTACGTTGGTTTTCAGGAAGGCTCCTCATCTGGGTTCTTCTTCAAATCAGATGGCACCAAGATGTATATTATTGGCACTGGTGGCGACGATGTAAACGAATACGATTTAAGCACTGCTTGGGACATAAGTACTGCATCTTATCTTCAGAACTTTAGCGTTAGACCTCAGGAAGCCGCCCCATCTGGGGTCTTCTTCAAGCCCGACGGCACTAAGATGTATATTATTGGTTATGGTGTTGACAAAGTAAAAGGATATACTCTGAGCACTGCTTGGGACGTGTCTACGGCTGTTTGGGTTACACCTACGACAGAATACTTTAGCGTTAATGCTCAGGAAGCCTCCCCATCTGGGTTCTTCTTCAAATCAGATGGCACCAAGATGTATATTATTGGTAGTGGTGGCGACGATGTAAACGAATATGACTTAAGCACCGCTTGGGACATAAGTACTGCATCTTATCTTCAGAGATTTAGCGTTGCTGCTCAGGAAAACAACCCACAAGGCATCTTCTTCAAGCCCGACGGAACCAAGATGTATGTCATTGGAAGAGCTGGTGATGATGTTAACGAGTATGACTTAAGCACTGCTTGGGACGTAAGCACTTCATCTTATCTTCAGAACTTTTACGTTGGTTTTCAGGAATTCAACCCAACAGACATCTTCTTTAAACCAGATGGCACCAAGATGTATATTACTGGTTATACTGGTGACGATGTAAACGAGTATGACTTAAGCACCGCTTGGG